TCGTAAATGATGGTCTTCTTCTTTGGCTTCTTCCTCTTCTTAACAATGACCACCTCCTCCTCGGATTCGGATTCCTCCTGGTAGATGACTTTAGGTTCCTTCTTGGCTTTGACAGGAGGCGCCGGCGGCGCCACAGCTTTAACCTTCTTCTTAACCGGCTCGGGTTCAGGCTCGGAAGCCTCCGACTCTTCGCTCTCGGAAACGACCTTTGGCGGAGCCGAACTATTCAGATATTCGATGGCTGCCTTCTTAATGGCCTTCTGAGTGGTGTTCATTTTTTCCTCACGGGCTAAAAGCATTTTCTTAGTGGCCTCCTGTTGTGCATCGGAGCGTGGTTTTTTCTGCTTTGGCTTGGTAAGCACTGCATCATCATTTAGGGATTCGTCTGACATTATATAATAGGGAAACATAAAAAATGTCTAAAGCTTAATTAAATCTATGCACATTATATTATAATGCCCCTCGAAATCCACGAAGTAGCCAATGATAAAATGCCGGAAACAAAGCCCATAAAAGAAACCATGGATATATATGTCCCCGATATTGTAGAGGGGGTTGCCCGACGGAACGGAGGGATAATCCTCTACATAGGTTCGGGAGGCAGTGGAAAGACAAGCCACCTCTTAACCCAAATGAAAACGGTCTATAAAAAGAAGTTCCATCATATCTGGTATTTCTGCCCATCGTCCTCCTTCTTAAGTGTAGAGAAGCACCCATTTGAAAAGCACGATAAGGTGTATCATGAATTGACAACGGAAGCATTAGATGACATCAGGGAGGAACTGACAAACATCAAAGAGGAGCGGGAAGAAGATGATATGCCGGAATACTCACTGGTTATCATAGATGATTTTGCAAACAATTTGAAAGATAAACATCTGCTCGCCAAACTAAATTCAATGCTAATCAAAGCGAGGCATTTGAATTGTTGTTTCCTTTTTTCCGTGCAGTCATATCTGTATTACCCGAAGATACTGAGGAAACAGCTGACTTGGGTCAGCATCTTTAGTGGTGTGAGAAATAAGGAGGAGTGGTCCACAATCACAAAGGAACTCTTAAAAATGTCGGAGCAAGATGCGAAAACCCTCTATGATTATGTATTTGATAAACCGTATCAACATATGGATTTAGACCTATTTGAGGAAAAGTTCTATAAGAACGGAAACCACCTGATTTTAAACCTCCCCATATTATAAATGGAGCATATCGAAAGTATCCAAATATTTTTAAATTCAAGATATGCTACTGAGACGGTAGATGGAAACACTGGAAACTGTATTTATTATTTACCAGTAATCGAAATCCCAGATGGTCATCACATTTATTTATCGATGCAGAATGCGAATATCCCTTATTCATTTTATTCCATCACCGCTATTGACAACACCTTTAGCTGGGGGCTTGTCAGCGGGCCTATTAACACATATTATGTAGAACCCGGAAATTATAATATAACCCAGTTTATAGATGTTATCAAAAATGCAATGGGTGCATCGTATACAATAACTTATAGCTCGATAACCAGTAAAATTCTTATCACTCATTCTACAAGCAACTTTATAATATATGCGGCCACAATAAACCACGTTCTGGGTTTTTCTAAAACGACCAATACGACCTCAACAGCCAATTTACTATACGGGAGAGACTGCGTAAATCTCAATCAAATACGGGCCATCAATGTAGAGATAAATTTCCCTACATACAATGTAAATGTAGCGCAGTCGTATAATAATAATATTTTGGCGACAATCCCGGTGTATGTGGCGCCGTTCAGTATAATCACATATACGAATCCCAATAACTTTAGAACAAATTTGTATGTGAATAAATTGGACCAAATACAGATACGGCTTCTGTCGAATGACGGAAACCTGATAAATCTGAATGGGATAAATTACCAGATGACATTGCAATTGGATTGTATAAAATTTGTTTAAGCTCACGCTTTTTAAAAATGTTTGTATATGGTATAATGATTGGCTATAAAAAACCTTTAGGAAAAGCGATGATCGGATATAAAATGCCGCTGGGAATGCACCGATTTGGCGGGAAAGTTCCCCTATTAGAGAGGCCAGCGGCCAGACAAGTTGCTGAAGCTCTTCAACGAAAAGTTTCGGCGGGTCTTGAACGAAGGGTGCTTAAACGATAGAAAAAACATTTAGACATTGTTTAAATGTTTTTGCCCAAAAAAAAATGTATTAGGCTATTATATAATGATTCCGTCCAACCTCAAATATGTGAGCAAAACTGAAAGTGCCGCTGGAAGACGCTACCTCACTCAAATCCAGCCGCAAGGTTCGACCACCTTTGCCCAGGGCGAAACTTGTATTATAAATATTCCCACCCGAGCCAACACTGCCCTTATCCCTTCTGAGTCTTACTTGAGGGGAACTGTGAATTTCTCAGTTGGCGCCACCACTACTGCAACCACATTGGAGTCGTGCGGCTGGCACGCCCTGTTCCAAAGAATCAGGGTTTTCCATGGGTCTAATCTCCTTAACCTTCAGGGAGAAAAAGTGTATCCAAAAGATATGCTAGTCCTTTAATTTAGGGCAACACATCCAAATTGACGGGAAACCCCTCAAGGTATAAAATACTAAACCATACTGGAAACATTATGGTGGCTTATGCTAACAACATAAGGTATAGTAAAAAGTTTTATATTATAGGGCAATCCGCAGCCAGTCTTCTAAGTCCGTTATGATAGGATATGAAGGCGGTTCAACGACTAAATGCCTGTGGGCATCAAATGACGGCCTAATCAACCCGATGATGCATGAGATATAGTCTAATCCAACCCGAGAGGGTTCATACCCCATTCAAAAAGGTATGGCGCTTAATAAGAGGAAATGCTTATTAGTTATAGCGTGGTATATCGAAAAGTGAAGATATCGATAATTATTCCCAGCTTGCCAAAATCTTGTATGATTACCAGGCGTCCGAAGATGCGGTTAAGGGCCGCTTCGCCATCACCTCAGGCACCAACGCTGATTACACAGTTCTTAACGATCTTTCTGGCGGTGCTGTTGGAAACGCTGCCTCCATTAACAGAGGCCGTGCTCTTGGTGCTATAGCTGGAACCGCTTCTTACCCTTTTGCCCTCAACTTGGTCTCGCTTGTTGGTGCGCTTTCTGGAGAGCGTTACATGCCGCTGTGGCAACTCACTGCCGCCCCCCTCCGTGTAGAAATCGTTTTACAGACAAGTGCTGAGAGGTGCTTAATGAGATTGGGTGGTTCTATCACCAGCTTTAACATTAGTGGCGTAAATTATTGCGGTGAATTCTTGGAGCTCCCCGATGCTGCTATCTCCGCCATCAATGCCTCTTCTTCCAGTCCTATGCAGATGGTTGTTCCCTCGTGGCGCTCATACACCAACTCTGTGACTGTTCCCAATACGACTGCTACACAGTCGTCGTTCCCAATTCCCGCCAAGTTCTCGTCCCTTAAGAACATCGTTGTTGCCTCAAGAAACAATGCCGCGGTTGGCGTTGCTGGTCAATTCCCCCTTTCTCACTGCGCCTTTGGTCTGGGTTCCGCCAACTCTATTGGATACCAGGTAAGAATTGGCTCAGAAGTTTTGCCTTCGACTGCTCCTGTTTCTATGCCCGAAATTTACAGTGAGGCTCTTAAATGCTTTGGCTCAATTGCTGATTTACAGAACCAGCCAAGTATCAACAATGATGCATTTACCTTGGACGCCCCTGTTGCAGTCACAACCCTCGCTAACTCTTATTTGACCAACTCTGGCGGTTTCTTAGTTGGAATTGACACTGAGGTATATCAGAATGTTGATAAATCCTCCATATTCGCTGGAACTAACACCAACACCAGTGACATTTTCGCCATTATGAATTATTACCAATCATCCGGAGGCACCATCACTGTTCTCCAAACTGCCTTTGCCTGCTTTGACCAAGTGCTGGTCATGGAAGGAGGCGTTATGTATGCCCGGTTTTAAATATAAATGACTTTATAATAATCTATGTGTTTATTATAAATGGATAAAGAAGTAGCAAAATTATGGTTGAATACAGGTTCTTTAACAACAACACAATCGCAAACTGGAATTACAACTGCAAACTTTATGTCGCAAACATTTAACTTTGATTTGCGGATAGTTTTAGGCGAGACGCTATGGAGCAAATACACATATTTTAAGATGTATATAAATGATACATTCAATGCAACATCAGGACTTGGATTCGCAACTTTATATCAAAATGGTCTGAATCTTATTCAAGCGTCGTATCAGGGCAAAACACCGGGATTTCTAACGGCGATAGATGAATTAAATATGAATACTACTGTGGGATTACCAAACCATCATAACCGTTCATCAAATACACGAACATTTGTAATGATAAAACCAGATGAGAATAATGTTCAATTGACGCTTCAATGGATATCGGAAACGGGAGCAACAGCAACAATGACACCAAGAGTTTATTTTCTTTGTTTTGTTCCAATTGAAGAAAAAAAGATTTACATGAGTCCGTATTCAATGTTGTATCAAACTGAACAAGTCAATTTTACATTAAGCACGAAAATTTTGACTGCAGGTGGGACGAATCAATACGGAACTTTAAATGCAAACAGAACCGTAGCAGTATTCACAAATATCAATATGCGATATATTTTAGGCAATTTGTGGAATAAATATGAGAAGTTCAATCTAATTTTTAATACTATTGGTATATCGGCAAATGCAACCCCCAACACAGTGACAACCCGCCGAATGTGGTGGAATATAGAGGGATTGCAATTTATCAATACGTTACGAGTAACAACGGGATATACACAAGGACAGGCATTTTCTTCACAATTGTTTTATCAAACAGTAAATCAAGCAGATGCCGAGTTCTGTGAGACTCCAATGTCGATAACAACCTTTCGAAAACCAGAGACGGAGAATGTAGATTTAACATTTGCAGCTTGGAATTCAAATAATGGAGGTGAATTATCGGCAGTGAGTATAGGCCTTGCAACATTTACATTTTCAGTAGTCGGTGTTAAGGAATAATAATATACATATAATATAAATGTTATCAGACAGTGCTTCACTTATATTATCTACGACATCAACAGTGAATCCAGTTGTGTTTGCAAATCCCATAACCAAAAGCAGATTTAGTTTCAATATTAACCTCAAAAATGTGATGGGAGAGATGTGGAATAAATATGACCAGTTTGCTTTAAAAGTGGTTAGTTTTTCAACTGTTGGTAGTGTGAGTCTACCAGATAATAATTACGGAACAATGTGCTGGAATTTAAGAGGTTTAGAATGGGTGAATATCTTTAATGAGAACACAGGGACATTTAACAACCAACAATGGGCGCCGATTGTTTTTTCAAGTATCACAAATGCTTCACCGACAACTAATCCACTAATCACAAATACGGGACAATCTTATAATTTCAAAAAAGGAAACGAAGCGGTTACCTTGGATTTTGCACAGTCTTATAATGATACTGGTTCTGTGAATGGATTTAGCGGAAACCCAGACCAATTGCCTGTTTCATATACTTATAATGATATTGAGTTTCACTTTTTATTTGAACCAGTTATCCCAGGTAAAATGAATGAATGTGCGTGTTTCTTATTTAACAATTTCATTACAAATTCAAATCTTGGACGCGTTATGAGCTCGGATAGAAAAATATTCTCGTATCCAAATTTTAATATGCAAAAACTGTGTTCGATGTTTTGGGATAAACATACGGATTTCGAAATACAGATGGCTCAAACAATGCAACGGGGAGGACAAACCATATTATCAGATAGTCGTGTTCTTAATTTACAAATGAGCGGACTCAATTTTGTAAATAATGGAACAAAACAGAGTAACGCACAAACCAGGCTCAATTTATCAACTGATAATGCGTTGTTGGGAGGACTTATAGTTCCGGGGGCAGCCAACGAAACCTACATTCAAATGGCTTACCCAGTTGCACCAGTGCAGTTCAAAAAAGACCAAGATACAGTCCCGCTTACAATCACATATAAAAATTTTGATAATTCAACTCTTTTTACGACAACTCTTAATAGTAATAACATGTATCAAATAGTGTTTTTTGTAAAACCCATTTATGGAGTAGAAAAAGGAACCCTTAATCTAACTGTGGGCGGCTTAACAGACTCAATCACCAACCCATTAGGATTTGTTAATACTGGATACACTACTGCAACCTGGAAAAATGTAAATATTAAACAAGTATGTCGGTCGATGTGGGATAAATATGACCGATTCAATATATTTTTAACCCAGATACAATATGCTGCTGCAGCCGGAAATGCAACCAATGCTGCATGTATGTTGCAATTGGAAGGTTTTGATTTTATAAATCAATTATCTTTAACTGCGTCAAATCGGCAAAATCAAGTGGCGACATTGGGTTCGTTTTATATATCGCCAAGTGCAGACCCGCGGGCGATTGGTGTGATGTCATCGGCAATAACCACATTTTACAAAACAGATTTCGTGGATTTTACATTGACTGCTATTCCGCTTGGAACGACGGCATTCTCCTCACAGCTTCCTCTTAGTGGAAATTTTACATTCACAATTGTTGGCGTTCCAAAAGATAAAGAAGAACCACAACAATTAAAAGAGAATAGAATGTTTTAAACGAAAATCTTAGACCCCTTGATGTTATCCACCGAGTGGGCATTATAGGCATCAATAGCACCAGCAACGCCAATAGCACGTGGGTCTTTAGAAAACATGGAGACAGCGGGGAGAATTTTAAAAGTATGAGGATTTGCTAATGTTTTCACAGCAGGGTTCCAAGCGGTGGTTCCACTAACGACATCGCCGGCCGTCCTGTAAATATTCCTGTTGGGGCCACCCTTCACCTTTTGTCCAATTGTGGAACCAGCGTCCAGAGCGTGCACAACATCGTCTTTCTTAGCGATGTCCTGAATTATACGGCCCCCCAAGCTGTGTGCGGTAATAGATGTCTCAGCAGGCGAATACTTAGCTTTTGCCTTCTTTAAGGTTTCGTCAGCCTGTTTGTAACGGTCAGTGTCCTTGAACCCGCCAAATATATTCTCATACCCACGGTCAAATCCTTTCTTCCAGGCGTCAGGAAGCAATGCCTCAACCCCACGTTCAATGATGGGTTTGCCTTCATTCTTGCGAATGCCCAATGCAAGTTTTAAATCGCTATTGACCCAATCGCCCAATGTATGGGAGCCGGTCACATTGTAAAGAAGTTTCTTTGTTTCGGGATTGTAATATACCTGTTGGTTATCATTACTCAATCCCTTATCGATTTGGTAACCATATTTGGCCATCTCCCGGCCCTGTTTGTTTTCATCACCAATATAACCCACGCGGAGACTATCATACAGGCTAAGAGGAGAGTTTGGATTATTCCCAGCATTATTCATTATATATATAACGAATAATTTATTTACGGGATTCCATGTGTTCTAAAGGGGTCTTTAAAATTGCTTGTTCTCGCCATTCCTCGACCATATAATAAAGACATGGGAATTGTCGCAAAAGCCCGGGGAAAGTTCGTTCGAACATTTGCTCGTAGTATTCAATGGTAAGGTGTTCGTCAATACCAAATTTTAAAGGCGAAAATGTAAATTCAACCTCTTCCAGCTTATAAATGAGACCACTGGGTAAATTCTCTAAATCAATATTTTCTTCTCTTTCGTTTTCTCTCTCCTCAAATTCAGCCATTATATATTTTAAGTAGATAAAAAATTCCTATCATCGTCCAAATATCGGTCGATGGCCTTTAAATATCCTCTTGCATTTGTAATAGATTCAGGTTCAAAATCCTCTGTATTTGCTAATTCTATATAATAATTTTGTATTTCCTCTGCACTATTTCTGGCCTGTGGAGGTGGTCCCAACCCAATAGATTTAGCTCTTTCGGCACGCTTTTTAATTGCAGGTGTCGCAAATTTACTGGGTTCTTTAAAAATCTTCTGCGCTGGCTTGAGAGGTGCGCCTCCTGTTCCAGGCACCGCGGGAATGCCCTCGTCTTCTTGCCCCTCTGCATAAAAGTTTGTAATATTTTTCCTCTCGACCGGAGGTGCCCCTTCATTTAAGGTTTGTGTGAATTCTCTGTTTTCTACATCAAATTCGCCATCACCCAACAAAATAGGATTTGCCGGTTTGTCGCTTTTAAATCCGTATGATGGACCAGCGGGAGGATTGCCCCTAATTCGGTCACTATACAAAATTTGTCCAAATTGCACAATATCATCAAATCGTTGCTGCTGTTGTCTCTGCACATCTTGTAATCGTTTTTGTTCAACTTCGGCTCCCAATGCAGCGACCGCTGCTTCATTTGCCCGTTGAGCGTCGTCGATTTGCGCTTGAGTCATGGTTTCGTCAATAACCCGCAATGGAAAAGTGGTAGACGCCACCATATCACTCGGTTGTTTAATCTCATCGCCTGGAACCCCCGAACGCTTTGCACGTGGTTTTCGTTTTTCCTTAAATACGCCTAATTTAGCCAGTTGTTCAATCAGTTCAACCATTGAATCCGTTTTTACAGAGATTTTATTGTAATTAGAGTTGTTCGAGGCCATTATATTATATAGGCATATTTTATAATGAGTATTAATAATCTTGATTACACCAGCTATAACTATTTGAGCAATTTAGCATCTGTTAATGCGAATGAAGTAAATACGGATATTTTGACTAAAACCGACCCAGATATCTCAGATTTGCAATTTGATATGTTAGAGGGAATTCACACAAATGAGACAATCCAACAACAGATAGACGGCATTATCGCTGGTTTAGAAACGGTTGGATATTGGGGTGCATTCTGGAGCACAGCAACGCAAACAAATGCTGGAACGACAACTGCTAATTTTATGACGGTCAATAACAGCGATGCAAGCAACAACGGGGTTCAAATAGGGGCTACCAGTTCGCAAATAAAAGTCTTGAATGCAGGCGTTTATAATATTCAATTCTCAGCACAATTGGATAAGACGGACAGTGGAACAGATAATCTTGATGTATGGTTTCGCAAAAATGGAGCCAATATAACAGACTCAAACAGTGAATACAGTTTGGTAGGAAATAACGCAAGAATGATAGCAGCGCTTAATTATATGTTACCACTTGAAGCAAATGATTATATTCAGATTGCGTGGTCGTCAGCTGATATAGATATGCGATTGCTTTACCAAGGAACACAAACAAATCCCACAAGACCAGCGGTGCCCAGTGTGATTATAACGGTTCAACAGGTGACGAATGCATTGGCTGGGCCTACCGGTTCAACCGGAGCTACAGGACCGAGTGGAACAAATGGTGCCACAGGAGAGACGGGACCAACGGGACCGGCGGGAGGACCAGCGGGACCAACGGGACCAACCGGACCATCAGGAGGCCCGACAGGGCCGACGGGACCAACCGGGCATACAGGACCGGCAGGACCAGGAGGAGACGGCCCAGTGGCGTATTCGGCTTTAGCATTGGCCACGACGACGGCGGCAGGGCTTGCTACATATATAACCACAAACAATGCATCGCAGGCGGCACAAGATGTAATCATCGCTACAAACACAGCGGATATAGCAACCGATGAAGCGCGCATAACAACCCTGGAAGTAAAAACGCAGGACCAATCGTGGGGGCTTGCAACAGGCACTACATTTTCAAGAAGGGTTCAAGTAACAAATACTGGGGCATCACCAGGAACAGTCTCTG